TCACCTGGCGGTGGGATAAAGTATAGTATCAATTATGTGTATCAAAGCGCCCTGGATACTGGATTTACTAGATCCGGCACAATTACCATTTCGGCATATATTAATAGCGACAAGTCAAAAATACAATTGAGCGACGAATACACTTGGGGAGGCAGCGATTCTTCAAATGTCAATGCCCAACAACTTGAATTCTCTGCTTTCTTTTTGACTCAGACTGGTACATTGTATACCAATTCAGGATCCCCTTACACAATATTAGTCAAATATATAAACCAATTAAGCGGCGATTCTGGAAACTTCACGTATTCATATACAACATCTGTTACAGTTTAATCGTTTCGATAGACAATATTAATAAATGCGTGTATTATTAAGTTGTCTAGCATGATAAGATTTCCAGACGCGAAAACCTTCCGAGATTTTCAAAAAACTATTTGTAAACCATTAATATCGAATAAGATTTGAACGTATTCAAGCCTCCACTAAATACTTTCCTAAACGATTAAGTACATGTATAGAGTATATAGAAACAAACAGGGCACAGATGAACAAGATTACAGTAATAAAGAGAAATGGCAGTAAAGAGCCGCTAACTATCGAGAAATGGCAAGCCCAGATTAGCAAAGTATGTAAGGGCATTGCTGATGTTAGTCAGAGCATGATTGAAATAAAAAGCCAACCACATTTCTATGATGGTATTACTACAGAAGAAATTGATGAGATAACTCTACGAGCTATTGTAGACTTAATAGATGTTGAATCAAACTCAGATGTCGGTCACGTAAATTATCAATACGTTGCAGGCAAACAAAAACTCAGTATGTTGAGAAAGGATGTTTATGGACAGTACGAGGTTCCTCACCTCTATACTATCGTAAAAAAGAATGTAGAAGTTGGTCTATACACTCCGGAGTTATTAGAGTGGTATACTGAAGAAGATTGGAATCGTATGAACGATATGCTCGATCATGAGAAAGACGAACAGTACAGTTATGCGGCAATCGAGCAGTTGATTGAGAAGTACCTTGTAAAGAATAGGGCTACTAAAGAAACATATGAAACTCCACAAATTAGATATATGGTTGCGGCTGCTACTGTATTCCATAAAGAAGAACCGAATAGTGCAAGGATGCGTTACATTAAAGAATATTATGCGGCAGCATCCGATGGGTTGTTTACTCTTGCTACACCTGTCTTGGCTGGCCTTGGCACTCCGACTAAACAGTTTTCTAGTTGTGTGCTTATCAGGAGTGACGACGATCTGGATAGCATATTTGCTTCTGGAGAGATGATGGCAAAGTATGCCAGTAAACGTGCAGGGATTGGACTGGAGATCGGTCGACTGCGCCCATTAGGCTCCCCGATTCGCGGTGGCGAAATCATGCATACTGGTATGATACCATTTTTAAAGAAATGGTTTGGTGACTTGCGTAGTTGCTCACAAGGAGGAATTCGTAATGCTAGTGCTACTGTATTTTATCCCATTTGGCATCATCAGTTTGATGATCTTATTGTTCTTAAGAATAATCAAGGTACAGAAGAAACACGGGTACGACATATGGATTACGGAGTCGTTCTTAGTGCATTTTTCTGGAGACGTTTCAAGAATAAAGAAAACATAACTTTCTTTGATCCCAATGAAGTTCCGGACTTATACGAAGCTTTCTATCAAAATACACAGCGATTTGAAGAACTATATGTAAAATATGAAAAGCGTAAAGACCTGCGCAAGAAAACAATGAACGCAGAAGATGTGTTCAAAGGTGGCATATTAAAAGAACGTACTGACACTGGACGTATCTATCTTGTGTTCATTGACAATGTACAAAATCAAGGACCATTTGATCCTGAGTACCATACAATATACCAAAGTAATCTCTGTTGTGAAATATTATTACCTACTAAATCTTTTAAGCGTCTCGATGATGCTGATGGCCGCATTGCTCTTTGCACACTCGGCTCGATCAACTGGGGAGCATTCCGTAATCCAGAAGACATGCGCCGTGCTTGCCGCATTTTACAGCGTAGTCTATGCAACATACTTGATTACCAAGACTTTTTAAGCATACAGAGCAAACTAAGCAATGATGAGATCCAGCCACTAGGCATTGGTGTTACTAATCTTGCCTATTGGCATGCCAAACGTGGAATACGTTACGGAGACAAAGATGCACTACAAGATGTTAAAAGTTGGATGGAGCACCAGGCGTTTTACCTAACGGAAGCAACAGTTGAACTAGCCAAAGAACGTGGCGCTTGCTTACATAGTGAGAAGACACGCTACGGTCAAGGCACCTTCCCTTGGGAATTACGTGCTAAGGGTTCTAATGAACTAGCAGACTTTACACCAGAACTTGATTGGGAGACACTACGTACTAATATGAAACAGTACGGAGTTCGTAATGCCACACTGATGGCAATTGCGCCAGTTGAAAGCAGTAGTGTTGTTATAAACAGCACTAATGGAATTGAAATGCCTATGAGTTTGATTAGTACTAAAGAAAGTAAAGCAGGTTCATTTACACAAGTTGTTCCTGAATATGCTAAACTAAAAAACAAGTACCAACTCATGTGGGAACAAAAAGACTGTGATGCTTATCTAAAAACGGCCGCTGTTCTCGCCGCTTATGTTGATCAATCAATTAGTACAAATACATTCTACAATCCAGCACACTTTGCAGATCGCAAAGTGCCAACTACACTGATTGCTAAAAACTTAATGCAAGCTCACATGTGGGGTTTGAAGACATTCTACTACAGCCTAATTAACAAAGCAGGAAGCAAACAAGTAGAAGAACCTACTCCTGAACAGACACAAATGAACGGTGTTCAAATTAACGGATATCACACAGAGGAATTAGAAGATGATTGCGAGGCATGTAAACTATGAGTCAAGCCCAGTATAACTTAAACACAAAAACAGACTATCTTAATCGTAAGATGTTTCTAGACCCTGCAGGTCCAGTTACTATCCAACGCTTTGAAGAAGTTAAGTACAAGAAGATTGCAGACTTTGAAGCAACAGCACGTGGATTCTTTTGGCAACCAGAAGAGATCAGTCTAAGCAAGGATGCTAATGATTTTAAAGATGCTAGCGATGCCATCAAACATATCTTTACCAGTAACTTGTTACGTCAAACAGCATTGGACAGTTTACAAGGCCGTGGTCCGAGCCAAATCTTTATGCCAGTAGTATCATTGCCAGAATTAGAAGCATTGATTTACAACTGGACATTCTTTGAAACTAATATCCATAGCAAGAGCTATAGTCATATCATCCGCAACATCTATAATGTACCAAAGGATGTATTCAATACAATCCATGACACTAAAGAGATTGTTGATATGGCGTCAAGCGTGGGCAATTACTACGAAGCACTACACATTATCAACTGTCGTAAACAACTAGATGAAAAGATTAATGAACGTACTCACATCAAAGCGATTTACATGGCATTACATGCGAGCTATGCTTTGGAAGCATTCCGCTTCATGGTATCATTTGCCACCTCCCTGGCTATGGTAGAGAATAAGATCTTTATTGGTAATGGCAACATCATCAGTTTAATCTTACAAGACGAACTATTACACAAAGGCTGGACAGCTTATTTGATTAATCAAGTAGTTAAGGAAGATACACGCTTTGCTGATGTAAAAGCAGAATGTGAACAGGAAGTGTACATGCTGTACATGGATGTAATTCGTGAAGAGAAAGAATGGGCAGACTATTTGTTTAAGATGGGCCCGGTGATTGGACTTAACGCTAACATTCTAAAAGAGTTTGTTGATTATACAGCAGTTGGAGCATTAAAGGATATTGGTATTAAGTATAATAATCCTGCTCCAAAATCTACACCTATTCCTTGGTTTAACAAGCATGTTGATACAAGTAAAAAACAAACAGCACTACAAGAAAATGAATCGACAAATTATGTTATTGGTGTTATGAGCGATGCTATTGACTACAGTGCCCTACCGACATTATAATAGTAAAAAGGAATTAAAATGAAAGCAGTTGTGTGGAGCAAAAATCAATGTCCGTATTGTGTACAGGCAAAAGCATTATTAGAAATGAAAGGTATCGAATTTGAAGAAAGAAATGTTCAAGAAGATTGGACTAAAGATCAGTTGTTAGAAGCAGTACCTACAGCCAGAACTTTACCGCAGATATTTTTAGATGATAATTATATAGGCGGGTTCACAGAACTCAAGAAACATTTCGAAAAGGTATAACATGTTAATTAATAAAGGTATAACGGCTGGTGAAGTAGTTACTATTAAAACTACAGCAGGTGAAGAAATTGTCGCTAAACTAGTTGAAGACGGAGTAATGGGTGTTCGAGTCAGCAAACCATTGTGCCTGACTGCAACTAAAGACGGTATTGGCTTAGTTCCATTTTTGTTTACAACTGATCCGGATGCAGAAGTTACTATTAGTAAAAATGCAATTATGGTATTAGCCCCTACTATTAAAGATGCGGCTGATCGCTACATCCAACAAACTACTGGTATTAAATTAGTATAAATCAAAACCGTTGACATTTATTTTTAACCCCTATATACTAGATATAAGTACTCTGTACTTCATATAAAGGAAACAAAATGGCAACAAATAAACACGCAGAATTTACAGCAATCGTAGAAGCAATGGAAGCAGACTTTGAAAAGTTTTATGACAAGGAAGTTGGCGCTGCCGGCACCCGTGTTCGTAAACACTGTCAAGATTTGGCAAAGTTGTGCAAAGAA